TATTTGGGTTTGAAATAACTCGTAAAAAAGACGAGTTAAGGGCAACGGAGGTCAAAGGGCCTTCGTTTGTTCCACCTGTAGACGATGACGGAACACCAGTCATACAGTCACAGCCAGGCGGATTTATCACTGGTGGTGCGTATGGTTCGTATGTCGACATGGAAGGTGGTATCAAGAATGAGGCAGAACTCATTCGAAGATATCGTGAAGTGTCGTTAATACCTGAGTGTGATTCTGCAATCGAAGACATTATAAATGAGTGTATCACATCTGATTCGGCAGATAGGATTGTTTCACTCGATCTCAGAGATGTTAAACTCTCTGATAGTATCAAGACTAAGATACAAGACGAGTTTGCATACATCCTATCTTTAATGAAGTTCAATCAGAACTCTCATGAAATTTTCAGAAAGTGGTACGTTGACGGTAGAATTTATCTGCATAAGGTAGTGAATTCTAATCGTCAAAAGGCTGGTATTGTAGATTTACGTATCATTGACCCTTTAAAAATTAAAAAGGTACGTAACGTAGAGAAAGAAAAAGATAGAAAGGGTATTGAAAAGATTAAGAAGGTAGAAGAGTTCTACGTTTTTAATGATAAAGGTTTTGATAAAACAGGTGGTACAGAAGGTGCTACCTTAAAAATTGCACCTGAGGCAGTTACATATACAACCTCAGGTCTTTTAGATTACACTAAGAATGTTGTAATCGGATACCTTCACAAAGCATTGAAGACTGCAAATCAGTTATCAATGATGGAGGATGCACTTGTTATCTATAGAATATCAAGAGCACCTGAAAGAAGGATTTTCTACATTGATGTAGGTAACCTTCCAAAGGCAAAGGCAGAACAGTATCTTGCCGATGTTATGAACAAGTACAGAAACAAACTTGTTTATAATGCAGATACTGGTGAGATCAAGGATGATCGCAAACACATGTCGATGTTAGAGGATTTTTGGTTACCACGTAGAGAAGGTGGAAGAGGTACAGAGATAAGTACACTTCCAGGCGGACAGAATTTATCAGAGATTGAAGATATAGAATACTTCAAGAAGAAACTATATCAATCACTGAATGTCCCTAGAACTAGATTAGAAGCAGACAATGGTTTTAACATGGGTCGTGCATCTGAGATTTCTAGAGACGAATTGAAGTTTAATAAGTTTACTAATAGACTTCAAAAGAAATTTGCAAGAGTGTTCATAGATGTATTAAGAACACAACTTGTATTGAAGGATGTAGTCTCTGCAGAAGAGTTTGATGGTATCAAAGACTTCATGCAGTTTGATTTCGCAACTGACAACCACTTTACAGAGTTGAAGGATGCAGAAATCATAAGAGAAAGACTTGATACGTTGAGTCAGGCTCAAGAATACGTTGGTAAATATTATAGTCATGAGTATATACGTAAGTATATTCTCAGACAAACAGAAGACGAAATCGCAGTCCTCGACAAACAAATCGAGACCGAAAAGGCAGAGGGTGGTGACGAAGACGACGATGATTTCGGAGGATTTTAATAAATGAGTGATAATGCAAGAAAAGTTGTAGACCATATCGAAAAAGGTCAATGGAACGATGCAAAAGAAGCTGCCTTTGATGGTATCAAACAGAAGGCTGCTGACGCTGTTGACATGAAACGAGTTGAGAAACAAGTAGACTGGATGGACAATCCAACAACTGAAGGTGACGATTCCGAATGAAAACTTTCGCATCTATATCTAAAGAATTGAACGAAGCAAAGTTCAAGGCACCTAGAGGTGAAAAAGAGGTTAAGAGAGATATAGAAAAAGTCGGTGGGAAGAAGATAGAGATAGTCTATACCCAAGACAAAAAGGGTAAGATACATGTCTACCTGAACGGTGATGATTTCACTGGAGGTAACCCTTATAAAGACATGAAAACGGCAGAAAAAGAAACAAAAGACATGAAAAAAATCATGTTACAAATGTCGTATGACGGAATTAAAACTGGAGATTTACTAGATGAAATTAATATCAGAATTTAATGATTACGGTGTACAACCTGTAATCATCGAACAAAACGAAGATGGTAAGAAAGATTACTTCATCGAAGGTGTCTTCATGCAGTCAGAAATTAAGAACAGAAATGGACGTGTTTACCCTAAAGAAGTAATGCAGAAAGAGGTAAAACGTTATGTAAAAGAATTCGTTGAGAAAGATCGTGCATTCGGTGAGTTGGGACATCCTGACGGCCCTACGATTAATCTTGACAAAGTGTCGCACATGATCACTAAATTAGAAGAAGATGGTGATAACTATGTGGGACGTGCAAAGATTTTAAGTACACCAAATGGTAATATTGTTAAAAATCTTATCGATGATGGTGCAAAGTTGGGTGTTTCTTCTAGAGGTCTAGGTTCACTAGAACAAAAGGGAAACGCACAATACGTTAAAAGTGATTTCCAACTTGCAACTGCAGGTGATATCGTCGCAGACCCTTCTGCTCCTGAGGCCTTCGTAGAAGGTATTATGGAAGGTGTAGAATGGGTTATGGAAGGTGGTATCCTCAAAGCAGTTGAAATTGAGTCAATTAGAGATGAATTCAGGTCTGCTAAGCTCAATAAGTTGGAAGAAGTTAAATTAAATGCATGGAAAAGGTTTGTTGAAAACCTTTAACATATAAATAAATAATATAAAACTCAAACAGGAGAAAAGAATGGCAGAGTTAGATAAAAACCTAGAAACAGTTGAAGAAACTGTGGAGGCTATTGAGGAAGGTCAACAACCTGATTCAAAAGCAGAAAAGGGTGACAAAGCGCCTGTAAAACAAGGTTCATCTGATGCCGCTAAAATTGAAAGTGGTAAAGGTGAAGTCGTCAAACCTGAAGAAAATCCTGTTGACAAAGCAGTTGCATCCGTCAAGTCTGCTGAGAAAGGTACTAAAGAAGTTAGTGGTGATTCTCAACAGAAAGGTGAGGGTAAACCTGATGCACAACCTAAATTGAAAAAAGTTTCAGAGGGCGAAGATTCTGAGAAGGACTCACCATCTAAGATGGAAACAATTAAGGCAATGGTCAACGCAATGAAGGGTATGGATAAAGAAAAACTTCAGGCAATGTACTCTAAAGTCAAAGATGACGAAGAGGAAGTTGACGAGTCCTTAACAAAGGCAGAAATCGCTCGAAGCATCGTTGAACTTATGAAAAAGAAAGACGATGAGGATGTTAAAAAAGTTATGTCTGAAATGGAATCAGATGAAGACGAAGTCGAAGACGAAGATGACGAGGAAGAAAAAGTAGATGAAGAAACATCTGCTGAACTCGAATCTGAGTTGGTTGAGATGGAAATAGATGACGACCTATCAGCTATCTCTGAAGCATTAGACTTATCAGAAGAAAATACTGAAAAGGCTAAAACAATCTTCAAAGCTGCAGTGTCTTCTAAAGTATCTGAAATCAAGACAGAACTTGAAGAACAATTCAAAGAACAATTAAAAACCTCGACAGAAGAAGTCAAGTCAGACCTCGCAGAAGCGGTGGACAAGTACATGACTTATTGTGCAGAAGAGTGGACGAAAGAAAACGAACTTGCAATCGAAAGAGGTTTGAGATCAGAAATGACCGAAAACTTTATCGAAGGTCTTAAAACATTATTCGTAGAGCACTACGTTGATGTACCTGAAGACAAGTATGACGTTATTGATGAACTCGCAAATCGTCTCGACGAGATGGAAGCTAAACTTGACAGTGAAGTGTCCAAGAATATGGAAGTCACTGAAGAGTTAGATTCACTCAAGAGAAGTAACGTGATCAGAGAAGCCTGCAAAGACTTAACTGAATCACAAACAGAGAAGATGGTTTCACTATCAAATGGTGTAGACTTCCAAGACATTGAAGATTTCCAAGAGAAAGTTTCAGAGTTGAAAGAAGCATACTTCCCAGTTGAAGGTGAGACAATTGCAGAAGAAACTGTTGTTGAAGAAGGAACAGGTGAATTATCAGAAGATAAAGAACCAGTTCTTGACCCAACAATGTCTAAGTATACTTCTGCATTATCAAAACTAAAACCATTAGGTTAATTTAAAGGGGAAAACTTAAAATGTTTTTATCAGAAAACTTACAAGAAAAGTGGCAACCGATTCTAGAACACTCCGATCTTCCTAAGATCGAAGATAACTACAAGCGTGCTGTTACTGCAGTTATTCTTGAAAACCAAGAGAAAGCTCTTAACGAAGACAGAGTTACTCTTGAAGAAGCTGCACCTTTAAATGCTACTGGTAGTTCTGCAATTTCTAACTGGGATCCAATTTTGATCTCATTAGTACGTAGAGCTATGCCAAATCTCGTTGCTTACGACATTTGTGGTGTTCAACCAATGACAGGCCCAACAGGGTTAATTTTCGCAATGAAGGCTAGATATAATGACTATCCTTCAGGTGCTAGAGAAGCACAATCAGAAGCATTAGGTATCAACGAACCTAGAACTGGAAACTCCGCTACAAACGGCCCTAACAGTTCAGCAGGTGTTGACGCTGACCCATCAGGCGACCCATTCGCAGGTGGATATGCAACTGATACAGTAGGCGGAATGTCAACTGCAACTGCAGAAGCTTTAGGTGATTCATCATCTAACGCATTTAACGAAATGTCTTTCACAATTGAAAAGGCAACTGTTACTGCAAAATCCAGAGCATTAAAAGCCGAGTACACACTCGAACTTGCACAAGACTTAAAAGCAATCCACGGTCTTGACGCAGAATCAGAACTTGCAAACATTCTATCATCAGAAATCCTTGCAGAAATCAACAGAGAAGTTGTTAGAGAAGTTAATCTTCAAGCTAAAACAGGTGCTGCTTTAACAGCATCTGCAGGTACTTTCAACCTTGACGTAGATGCAAACGGTAGATGGTCAGTAGAGAAGTTCAAAGGATTGTTATTCCAAATCGAAAGAGAATCAAACGTGATCGCTAAAGAATCAAGAAGAGGTAAAGGTAACTTTATCCTTTGTTCTTCAGACGTAGCGTCTGCTCTTTCAATGGCAGGTGTATTAGATTACGCTCCTGCATTGTCAACTAACTTAAACGTTGATGACACTGGTAATACTTTTGCTGGTGTTCTTAACGGTAGAGTTAAAGTCTACATCGACCCTTATGCTGGTGTTGACTACTTAACAGTTGGTTACAGAGGGTCTAACCCTTACGATGCTGGTCTATTCTATTGCCCATACGTTCCATTACAAATGGTTCGTGCCGTTGGTGAGAATACATTCCAACCAAAAATCGGATTCAAAACAAGATACGGAATGGTATCTAACCCATTCGTAGGTTCAACACCTGCAAATGGTCTTGCATCTGATGGTTCAAACTTCTACTACAGAAAGTTCGCAGTTTCAAACATTCTGTAAACCAAAGTTTAAGAACTTTAAAAAGGGTCTCTTTGAGACCCTTTTTTTTACCTAAATATAAAGTAACAATTTTTATAGGTATACAATATGAGTGAATATGCAAAAACAGTGAAAGTGTTAGAAGGCCCATGGGAAAAAAGTGCATTCCCTGATGGAGTCGAAACGACAGATGTAATTAGTAGGACTATCGCTACACGATACGTTAGAGATGGATATCTTTGCGAAGAGACAGTTCAGAGAGAGTATCGTAACGGAGATTACTATGACACTAAAACGTCTAAAAGGATTATCAAACTAAATGGCTGAAACAACAATAAACAAATCAATTCTGAATAAGAATAATTTTAGACTTCTTATAGATAAAGTTCCTACAGTGGAATACTATATACAGTCTTGCAATATCCCAGGCTTATCATTTACTGAAACAACGTCTGCAACAGGAATTGGTTTGGATGCATTCTTCCCAGGCGATAAAGTGTCATTTGAGACACTAGACTGTACGTTCTTGGTGGATGAAGATTTAGAAAACTTTAAAGAAATCTTTGATTGGATGGATGCGATTGTTCCTGTATCAGACCCCTCATCGTATGAGGCATATGTAGATTCAGTTAAAACAGGTTCAGGTACTTACAGTGCAGTAGATAATGATATGAATCAGTATTCAGACATTACACTAGTAATGAACACTAACAAAAACGTTCCAAATAGATTTATTAGATTCCATGATGCATTCCCAATATCAATCAGTGGTATTGAATTGCAATCAGGGGCAGAGTCAGAGGCAGTAACCTGTAACGTATCATTTAGATTTTCATACTACGAGATAAAAAACACCTCGTAAAATCCCCATAAATATGGTATAATAGTAGAAAATACTACTATTGGATTATTATGACATTAGATGAATTGAAATTAGAATGGTCTAAAGACTGTGAGATTGATGATATTGAACTCGACAAATCATCATTAGAAGTTCCCAAACTACACGCTAAATACTCCGAATTATTAACTGACAGCATTGTTTCCTATAAAGGTAAACAGTTGGAGTATAAACTGCTCTTAAAAGACAAATGGCTGTGGTTTAACGGTAAAATGGACGGTGATCGTATCAAACAACTAGGATGGTCAGATGACCCATTCGATGGTCTTAAAATCATGAAGAACGATATCAATATCTTTTTAGATGCAGACCCTGACATAATGAAGATAAGAACACAACTGGATTACCTCCAAGAGAAGATTGATTTCATAAAAAGATGTATGGATAATATCACATGGAGACATCAAACAATTAAGAACACTATTGAGTGGCGTAAATTTATGAGTGGTATGTAATGTTATTAGAAAGTTATTGTTGTTATATTTCAGAGTTTTTTTCTGATACTGAAGTTCAAGAGATACACAGACAGTCAGATTCATTACCATGGGAAAAGGGTAGAGTTGGTTTTGCAGAAGGTGACCCTGATCAATTGGATGAGGACTTCAATGTAAGAAGTGAAATCAGACAATCTGAAGTTAAATGGTTTGATGAAAGACAACCATTATCCAAAGACCTACTTGAAAAAATACACGAAGGTGTAGGTGAAGTTGCACGAAGAAACAATTGGTCATCGTGGGAATATGATTACTTAGAACCATTACAATACACTGTATATAAACATAGACCTGATGCACCAGTTACAGGAGACTTCTATACATGGCATACAGATGCAGGTTCAGATGCATATAAGAATGGTAGTCAAAGAAAACTCAGTTTCACATTACAATTATCCCATCCTGATGAATATGAGGGTGGTCATTTTGAGTGGTTAGAACCACAACACACTTTTGATAATCTTAGACACAATGAAGATATCATTAGAATCGAAGATATAAAAAGAAGAGCTCCATTCTCTGCACAAGAGAAAGGTAGTCTAATTGTATTCCCTTCCTTTGTACACCATCAAGTAACACCAGTTATAAGAGGTACAAGGATATCACTAGTAGGATGGTTAGTCGGTAAACCATACATCTAATGGAAAAAGTTACTGTACGTAAAGTTGATGAAGTCTTCATGCAAGTCAATTGCGACGATTCACTTGCACGTGATTTGTATGACTTCTTTTCCTTTACTGTACCTAATGCAAAGTTCATGCCTTCCTATCGAAATAAATTTTGGGATGGTAAAGTCAGACTCTTCTCTCTGAAGACTAAAAAGATTTATATCGGACTATTACCATACGTTGATGAGTTCTGTAGAGAACGTGGATTTGAGTTTGGTGGTATTGAAGATGTTATAGGTGAAAAGACACTCCTTACAGATGAGGATGTTGATTTCTTTATTAACGGTGATGACCTAATTCCAGGCTTGGGTCTTCCCTTTGAACCACGTGATTATCAAATAGATGCATTTAAAACTGCAGTGCAATATGGTAGACAACTTCTACTATCACCAACTGCAAGTGGTAAGTCTTTGATCATCTATCTCATTCTTAGATGGTTTGAGGGTGAAATGAGATTTACTAATTGTTGTAAGTCAGTAGTAATAGTTC